AGTTATGGTGGTAAATGGTTTGGGGGTTGGATAAATGATTATAAAGAAAATAGAAGGCTTAAAAACGGAAGGTTACCAAACCACCAAAAAGAAAGTAGAAATGGAGTGTTGAAACAATTACCAAAGATACAAGATGTTGAATTTATACATAGTAGTTACCAAGATTTAGAAATACCTGAAAACAGCTTAATTTATTGCGACCCACCGTATGAGGGAACAACAAAATACAAAGATGATTTTAACCACACTGAATTTTGGGAATGGTGCAGAAATAAAACCAAAGAAGGACACCAAGTATTTGTAAGTGAATACAACGCACCAAACGATTTTAAATGTATTAAAGAAGTTTTAACAAATACACAGTTAGGAAACGGAAGTAATACTGGAAATATTAAAAAGACCGACAAGCTTTTTGTGTATTGTGGCTAACACAAGCTATTTGACGGCTCGCTTAGAGTTGTACATATAACGTTTGTTAGGATTAAAAAATAAATATTATGGATAAACAATATAAAAAACTGCTCAAGGACATTCTCGACAATGGAGGGAAAAAATTTAAAATAGAAAGAACAGGTATTTATGGTTTGATTTTTCGTGCAAAATGTACAAAAGAGGGTTTACATGAATGCTTAAAATATATTGATAAAGACGATAATTTTAAAACCCCACTTGAGTTGAATGTAGATGGTGTATTATTTAAGTTGGGTAAAAATGGATTATCAGGGAGAGTTTTTCTTTATAGAAAGGAGGAAAATGAATGGAATATGAAACAATCTAATAGAAGTTTTTTTCCTCAAGAGTTTATCGAAATTAGAATCAGAATTGTAAAGTATCTTTAAGAATTAAAAATACTTTACATCTTAATTTGAAAAAACAACACCAAGTTAGACGTAGTAACTCAGTTATTAACGTCTAGCGTTTTTTTTTAAAAACAAAACTAAAAAAATGGATAAACAATATAAAAACTTATTAAAGGACATTCTCGATAATGGAGGGAAAAAATCTGATAGAACAGGAACAGGAACTTTTTCTGTTTTTGGTCGCTTTATAAGATACGACATGGAAGAAGGTTTTCCTCTTTTGACTACAAAAGAAATGTCTATGAAGTCTGTAATGACAGAGTTAAAGTGGTTTCTGAAAGGGGATACAAATATAAAATACTTACAAGACAATGGATGCAATATTTGGAATGGGGATTACAAGAAGTCAGGAAGAACAGACGGTGAATTAGGTCCTATCTATGGTAAGCAATGGAGAGATTGGGACGGTATTGACCAAATTGCAAATTTAATAAAAGAGTTGAGAAAAAATCGAGATTCACGAAGGCATATGGTATCAGCATGGAATGTTGGAGAGCTTGACCAAATGACACTCCCACCTTGTCATTATGCTTTTCAATGCTATGTTAGCAACAATAGAAAATTATCTTTAATGTGGAATCAGCGTTCCGTAGATACTTTTTTGGGTTTACCCTATAATATTGCATCCTACGGTATGTTATTGTTATTACTTTGCAAAGAAACGGGGTATGAACCTGGCGAATTGATAGGGAGTTTGGGTGATGTACACTTGTATAGTAATCATATCGAGCAAGCAAAATTGCAATTGACAAGAGAACCTTACGACTTACCAACCGTAAAACTATCTAATGTAGATATTTTAAATGGCGAGTTTGATTATGAATTGATAAATTACAAATCACACCCAAAAATTAAAGCACCATTAAGTAATTAATTATGAAATACAAAATAATACTTTTTACGTTTTTAGTTTTTTTATCTAGCTGTTTGAGTGAAAAAATGGCGGTGAAAAAGATTGACCAAATTGCAAAATATTATCCTCATCTTATTAATGAGAAAACAGACACGATTATTGATGTTGTGGAGATAACAAAAGAGGTTTTTATCAAACCAGACACGTCTTTTCTTTTTGAAAAATGGAACGACAAAATAAAGGATTCAGTAACTTACAATGTTATTGATTCAGCTTATAACGTAGAGGTAACACTAGTTCGTGATACGTTTGTGAAAGTATCAGTAAGGACGGAAATAATAGCTGATACGCTTTTAATTTCAGTTATAGACACGATACAAAAAACGATTATACAAAAAGAATATACAACAAAATTAAAAAAGTATATACCTTTTTGGATTTATTTACTTATATTTGTATTGATAGTATTAATTTTCATAATCATAATAAAAGTAAAATGAACTTAAACGAAGATATAAACGAAGATAGATTCAATATAATGATTTTTGTTGCTGGATTTGCAATATTAATCAATATTTTATTTTTTTAACCTTGTAAATATTAGGTTTTTAACTAAAAAAAGGTTATATTGTCTAATAAATAAACTAAAAAAATGACAACAGAAGAAAAAGACCGACAAAAAGTGTTGATAAGAGAAGTGAGCAGGCTAAGAAAAGAAGTTAGCACGCTTAAAAAAATCAACAGGAACCTATTAAAAGAGGTTACTACTTTGAAACTTGATGATGAAGCTGCAAAAACGGCTCAGGACGATTTCCTGAGTGATTTTTATAACGATTAAAAACAATATTATGATACCAATTTTTTGTAAAGAAAAGAGAAAAACAAGGAAACTACTTGGGAAAAAATACAAAATATGTGAGTTTGTCGGGGATGGTGTTAACTATTACCCTTTTATTCGCCACGTAAACGACTTACCTCTTTTGTGCATCAAAGTAACTTTTGAGGATTTCGAAAAGTCCTACATTAATCAATTATTAATCAGTTCTGGATTGCAACCGCTTTATTCTGATTTGATGAATGTTAAGAGTGAAGAAGATTTCACGTTTATGGAAAGCATGAGCGAACTAGAAGCACTTGAGTTTAAGCTTGGTATTGCAGAAGAAAACCAACAGTTCGAGTTAGCGGCTGAATTGCGTGATAAAATTAAAAAAATCAAGGACAATGAAGGAAAGTAAACAAATAGGCGGAAATCATTATAAGTCTTTAGCAATAGAACCGATTCGGTATATTGTAGAGAATGAAATGGATTTTTGCGAAGGAAACGTAATAAAATACGTTAGTCGATACAAAGAGAAAAATGGTATCGAGGATTTAAAAAAAGCAAAGCATTATTTACAAATTTTAATAAACAAAGAAAAAATAAAATAAAATGAGATATTTAATAATTCTATTATTGTTTTTTAGTTCCTGTTTGCCCTCTAGGCATACAATTAATTCTAACCCTAGTCATTTATTGCTAGATGAAACAACAACTTTGACCTTACATAATAAAAGTGATAAGCCTATTAATTTCTATATTGTCAACGTTGAGGAACGATTTGGAGAAATAACAGTCCAAGTTAGCCCGAAAGATAAAACAACATTAAAAAACTTTATTTGTGGGCGTTACGATGTGAGCGTAGAGGGTCAAACAATACATAACAACCTAATTAGACCACGTTTTAAAAATAAATATACTTATGAAAAAGGAAGAAAATAAGGACTGTATAAAAGGAAAAAATTGCACTGCGCCCTTTTGCCTTTGCTACATTAATGAAAAAAACATACCAAAATTAAAGAAAAATGAGAGAAGAAACGAGAAGGAAATATGAGTTAGTAATAGATGGGTACTTGAGTAACTTAACAATGGCAAAGGCTTATATGCTAGTTTACCCCAATTCCTCACTGGCAACCGCTCGCATTGAAGGTTGGAAAGTAATCCATAACGAGAAAATGTCTGACTATATCGAGCAGCGAAAGGCGGAAATACGTGACGAGATGGAGCGAAAGCATGGAGTCACTAGGTATTCGTTAATTGATGACCAACTAAAGAAGAAGAAAGCGTTGGACGTTGTGTTTGAGTTGGCGCAAAAGGAAGTACTAAGCGAAAAAGAAGAGGACTTATTAAAGCGTATGTCTTCAGTAATAAGAACAGCAGATGTGAACAAGGCGGATGAAATATTGATAAAAATGCTGGGTTTATTTGAGCCAGAGAAAGTCGATGTTACAACGGATGGCGAAGAATTGAAAAATGTATTTATGATAGGAGGCAAGGAAGTCAAGTTCTAAAAACAAAAAAATATGATATCAGAAGTAAAAGTAGTTCCTGGGTATGAAGATTACGAATGCGATATTTTCGGCAATGTGTATTCATTAAATTATAATAAGACTGGGGAACGCAGGAAATTGAAACCCGTTATTACTATGTATGGTTATTTGGCTGTAAGATTATTCAAAAACAAAAAAAGAGTTCATTTTGCAGTACATAGATTAATTATGTTGACATTTCACGGAGAAAGTGATTTACAGGTTAATCACATTGATGGGAACAAAAAAAATAATAATTTCCTTAATTTAGAGTATTGCACAGGCTCAGAAAACGTTAAACATGCATTTAGGACGGGGTTAGCTTGTAATAAAGGGGAAAATAATAATCGGGCTAAATTAACAGATAAAAATGTAGTCGAAATTAAAACAGAGTTACTAAAACCTTATAGGGGAATTAATAACGATTTAGGTCGGAAATACGGGGTAAACCCAGCCACAATCTCAGATATAAAAAGGGGGAGGAAATGGAAACACGTAACAATTGATTAATGAAGGAGAATATATTATTTAAACCCTTTCCAGCCCAGGAGCGTTGGTTTGAAATTGCAGCTAGTGGAAAGTATCAGTTTGTACTCGCGGGCGGCAGCGTAAGGAGCGGTAAGACTTATTTCATCCTAGCCTTTTTCATTTTTATGTGTAAGCTATTTCCAGGGGCTAAGTATATAATAGTCCGTAAGAACTTACAACGTATAAAATCTACAGTTTTCCCGACCTTCTACAATATTTGCCCGCCTGAGTTCCTGGTTAACGAACCTACGCAGCACAATAGTTTTACAGCAAAATTTAAAAATGGTTCTTCCATTGTTTTTTTTGCTGAGAACAAAGACCGTGACCCAGATTTGAAAAGGTTTCGCGGATTAGAGGCAGATGGCTTTGGCATGGAGGAAATGGATGTTAGCTTCGAGGGCTTCATGATGGGCTTACAAAGGACAGGTACTTGGAAAATGGGTGATAGGAAACAATCGAAGGAACAAGGTCGAGCAATTCCCCCTCAGATTGTATTGGGTACAAGCAACCCGCAGCAAGGCTGGGTTAAATCTGAAATATACGACAAATGGGTAAAGGGGACATTGAAAAAGTCATGGAAATACATTCCTGCAAATGTTGTAGATAATCCTTATGTGGAGAAAGATTGGATTCAGATGCAAAAGGATAATTTGAGTCCTTTAATGTATAAGATGCTATTGGAGGGCGACTGGAATTTAAATTTAAACGAAAACCCTTTCTTTTATGAATTTAAGCATGAAAAACACGTAAAAAAGGATTTAAAAATCATAGACACACAAAATGTTTATTTGTCGTTTGATTTCAACTACAATCCCTCAACTGTTTGTGTTTTTCAATTTGATTATGTAAAAGGAATAAGGTTTTTGTATAGCTATGAGTCGAATGGTGGATTAAGAAAATTATTAGATAAATTGGAGCAATTTAAAAAATATAATCTAATAATAACGGGCGACAATAACGGACATTCTCGTTCCGCCGCTGGTGGAAATGTTACGTGTTATTCTGAGATTGAGGAATATTTTTTGCAACCGATTAGCGCAGTAACCAAAAAGGCTAACGCATTACACGAACATTCAAGGCGAATTTGTAATGATGCTTTGTACAAATTGCCTATTGTTTTTGATGAGGTCAATTGCAAGTCATTAATTAGCGAAATTAAACAAGCTATTCCAACGGATGCGGGGAAACTATCAAAAAAGATTGATTTGCACCTAGTGGACACATTCCGCTATGCGATTAATTTACTTTTTCCAACTATTGAAGAAATAGATAGAGCAAAAAACTTAATAAACAACAGCAACAAAACTAACAAAATACTAAAAGAGAAACACGAAATAAGGAAAGAAAAGATTAATAAAACAAAGTCGAAGATTAAGATAAAACTATGAGTAAATTAAAAAGAATTTGGAACGTAATAACGGAAAAAACGGACAAAACAGAAAGCATCTACGATGAGCATTGGATAGCTGGGCAAAGATTTAGAGTTATAAAAGATTTCGGTTCAACCGCATACAAACGTTTTATTGCGTTTCAATATGCCACAAAAAACGTGGATTATGGGTTGTTAAAAAGTGATATTAATATCGCACTAGATATGATTTTAGAAGCTAATGAAAACCGAAAAAGCAACGATATTTCCGCATTGGCTAATTACATGAAGTCAAATCTAAACGAATATACATCAACTAGGGTTTTATGGGAGATTGCAAATTGTTTTATTTTATTAGATGGGGAAAACGACAAAGAATTAAGCGATAAATACAGCTTAAAGAAAAAAGAACTTTGCGAAAATTCTCAGGCTATTGAATTTTTTTTTTTGAAAGTTTCAATAGATATTCTGAAAGCTATGAGCATTTTGTCAAAGGATACAAAAATAGAGGATTATTTGAGAACGGATATAGGGCGAAAAAACGAAAAAGTGTTTTTAAATCAAATCAACAAAAAGATTTACAGCTAGTTTTGGACTCA